AGATGCACCAAGAGGCTGAGAAGCTACTTGGGCGTCAATCATCTGAGGTAGGTGAACTTCGTAAAGTTGTGGATGATTTCATTACGACTCAATCACAACAACAAGCACCTCAACAATACGTTGAGCCTGAAGACGATATTGACTATTTTACGGACCCTCAAGCAGCAGTTAATCGTGCTATTGAGAACCACCCGAAGATCAGAGAAGCTCAAGAGTACTCTGCTCAATACAAGAAGCAGACATCTCTTGCGATGCTGAACAGCAAACACCCGGACATGCAGGACATCCTGAAAGATCCTAAGTTTGCTGACTGGATCAAAGATTCTAAGATCAGGACTCAGTTGTTTGTAGAAGCTGACCAACAGTACAATGCTGAAGCTGCTGATGAACTGTTTACTCTCTGGAAGGAGCGTAAGAACATTGCACAGCAGACCGCTGCAGTTGAAAAACAGTCGCGGAAGCAACAACTCAAGGCAGCTAACACAGGCAATGCACGAGGCAGTGCTGAAGGTAGTCGTAAGAAAGTTTATCGCAGGGCCGACATTATTAAACTTATGAGAACAGACCCTGAGCGTTACCAAGCTTTATCAGATGAAATCTTAAAAGCATACGCAGAGGGTCGAGTCAAATAATCTAAAGGAGATTGTGACTAATGACTACTGTAGCTTATCCGGGTGCAACAGGCATTACCGGAAAAACTGAAGCCGATAAGTTTATTCCAGAAATCTGGAGTGACGAGATTATCGCTGCTTACCAAAAGAACCTCAAGATGGCTCCTCTTGTCAAGCGTCTAGCAATGACGGGCAAGAAGGGTGACTTGATCCATATTCCTAAGCCAACTCGTGATGAGGCAAGCGCAAAAGGTGAAAATCTAGCAGTAAAAATTATTGCTAACACTGAGTCAGAACTGACTGTCAGCATTGATCGTCACTTTGAGTACTCACGACTCATCGAAGACATTGTTGAAGTACAGGCTCTTAATAGCCTTCGTCAGTTCTACACTGAAGACGCTGGCTATGCGCTGTCGCTTAAAGTAGACACAGACCTTATGAACTGCGGTACTGGTTTTGGCGATGGTACGAGAACTGCTGCGCCAACCGACGGTGCTAATTGGGAAAACAGCAACAGCTACTACTTTGATGGTACTTCTGGTTTGACCATCTATACCGACGACACTGTTGCTACAGGCGACAACTTTACGGACCTTGGTTTCCGTGAAGCCATCAAGCTCATGGACGACGCTAACGTACCTATGGACGGACGAGTAATCGTAGTTCCTCCTGCTGTACGTAAGTCAATTATGGGTATTGAGCGCTATGTGTCTTCTGACTTTGTTGGTGGACGTGGTGTTGAGTCTGGCCTCATTGGTAACTTGTACGGTGTAGACGTCTACGTTTCTAGCAACGCTCCCATCTTAGAAACTGCTGCTCAAAACACGGGCGGCCAAGTACGTGGCTGTATGTTCTTCCACAAGGACGCTATCGTTCTTGCTGAGCAGATGTCAGTACGTTCACAGACGCAGTACAAGCAAGAGTACCTCTCTACGCTTTACACTGCCGACACTCTCTATGGTGTCGAAACTTACCGTCCAGAAGCAGGCTTTGTCCTCGCTGTACTTGACGAGTAAAACTCTAGGGGGTCTTAATTGGCCCCCTCTTTTATTCCTAGCTGGAGCAATCTATGGGTATCTTTAGAGGTACAGGTGGCACTGGTGACGCTACTACAGACGCAGTAGCTTCACAGGTTGGTGAAGATGCCGCCACTGCTTCAGCTAAAGCTAATGCAGCCGCTAGTTCAGCTACAGATGCAGCCAACAGTGCAACTGATGCTGAAACAGCAAAGGACGCTGCAGTAGTTGCACAAGGTGCTGCTGAGACTGCTGAAACAGCCGCAGAAACCGCTCAGACTGCTTCAGAAGCTGCCAGAGATTTAGCACAAGGCTACAGAGACACAGCCTCTGGTCACGCTACAACAGCCACTACAAAAGCCTCAGAAGCATCTGACAGCGCAGCTGATGCGTCGAAGTTAGCAGTAACCGCAGAAGACACTCAATACACACTAGCTGATACAGTTACTACAGGTTACTCAGCCCTACACTACAATGCTAAAGCTCAAGCCGCCAAAACAGCCGCAGAAACTGCACAGACAGCAGCAGAATCTGCTAAAGCGGATGCAGAAACAGCTGAAAGCAATGCTTCTACGTCAGAGTCCAACGCTTCAGCCTCCGCAACCAACGCATCTAACAGTGCAACAGCGGCAGCAACTAGCGCAACAGCAGCTGAAGCAGCAAAGGACGCAATCGACGGACTTTACTTAGGCGCACAGTCGTCCAACCCAACGGTGGACGGTAATGGCGCTGCGTTGACTGTAGGTGACTGGTATTTTAACACTTCTGACAACAGCACTCGTATCTATGACGGTTCTGCATGGGACACAATTAACCCTAACCTTATCGGTGACTCATCGCCACAACTGGGTGGAGACTTAGACCTCAACAGTAACAACATCACTGGCACAGGCAATCTAAACCTTACAGGCAACATTACTCTGTCCGGTACTGTGGATGGACGTGACGTTGCTGCTGATGGGACTAGACTAGACACAATAGAAGACAATGCAGACGTAACGGACGCAACTAACGTAGAAGCAGCTGGCGCTCTGATGGACTCAGAGGTCACTAACTTAGCACAAGTCAAAGCATTTGACTCTGCTGACTACGCTACTGCTGCACAAGGTGCTACTGCTGATGCAGCACTTGCTGCTTCCGCTGTGTCAGCCTATGGCTTAACTCTGATTGATGACGCAGATGCAGCCACTGCCAGAGGCACACTGGGTTTAGGTACAGCAGCAACTACGGCTTCTAGTGATTATGCTACTGCAGCTCAAGGTGCAACTGCTGACGCAGCTTTAGCAGCCTCTGCTGTATCTGCTTATGGCCTGACACTGATTGATGATGCTGACGCAGCGACTGCTAGAGGCACGTTAGGCTTAGGGACAGCAGCTACAACAGCTTCTAGTGACTACGCTACGGCAGCACAGGGTGCACTAGCAGACTCAGCTTTACAATCAAACTCAACACTTAACGCAGACAACATGACAACAGGTACGCTCGACGGTGGAGTATACTAAAGGGATAAACAATGGCTACAACGATTATTACTAAAAATGGCTCAGGTGCTCCTACAGCAGATGATCTGTCAGTTGGCGAGCTTGCTGTAGACTTAACTAACAAAAGACTTTACTCTAAGAACTCAAGCAACGCTGTTATTGAGCTTGGGGTTAATGCAGCAGCTGACACTACATTTGGTGACAACGTAAAGGCAGTCTTCGGTGATGGCTCTGACCTACAGATTTATCACACTGGAACTTACAGCCTAATTGCAGACACTTCTGGTACTGGCCCGTTACGAGTGGTAACAAATACGTTCCAGCTAAACAATGCCGCAGATACGGAAAACATGATTAATGCGGCTGAAGGCGGCGCAGTAACTCTGTATAATGCAGGCAACGCCAAACTAGCCACCACCTCCACAGGCGTAGACGTGACGGGCACTGTGACTGCTGATGGTTTGACTGTTGAATCGTCTAGCGATCCTACTTTGATTACGTTAAGACATACAGGTAATACCTCTGGGTTCGTCATTAAAAACTTCAGCGGTGCTGAATCTCAGCTTGTTAATGTCGATAACGGCCCAATGGTTTTCAAGACCAATGATACGGAAGCCATGCGTATCGACTCCAGCGGCAACGTCGGGATTGGCATTACGCCGCAGTCGTTTGCAAAACTTCAAGTAAAGACTGCTACTGACCGTAACGTGTCCATTTTTGATAACGCCGCTGGTGCGACTATTTGTGGCATTACTGATGCAGGTGCGTCTACAAGTTTGCGATTAGCTGGGTCTAATCTTATTTTTACAGGCGATGGCGGTGGCGGCGCAGAAGCCATGCGGATTGATACCTCTGGCAACGTCGGGATTGGTACGCAGAGTCCAGTTAGCCCTTTAACAACCAGCATTGGTGCAGGTTCAGCCGGTTCTTTAAATAACCAAATTGCAATGACGCACAGTGGTGCTAGTAATTCGTACCATATAAAGACTATACGAGCTACAGCAAATGACGAACCCGCAGGTTTAGCATTTGTAGAAAACACTACAGAACGCATGCGCATCGACTCAAGCGGCAACTTGTTGGTGGGTGGAATCACTAACGACACTCCCGGCTTAGGAGATACGGACGTTGGCGCATCCTTTAGAGCAGACGGCGCATCGTTCGTCTCAAGGACGTTATCAGACACTTCTGGGTCAACTTTATACGTCAATAGAAACACGAACAATGGCAATTTAGTCCAGTTTCAGAAAGACGGCACAACAGTCGGTAGTATTGGTAGTGTTAGCTTTGGTGTTGCGGGAATATCTTTTGTCAACCCAACTTACGGCGGTATAAGAACAGCCGATTATCGCATTAATCCTGTAAACGGTTCAGGAGCTGATTTTGACAACTCTATAGATTTAGGCGCAGGTGGCAACCGCTTCAAAGACCTCTACCTGTCAGGCGGTTTATACGTAGGCGGCACAGGCGCAGCCAATAAGCTAGACGACTACGAAGAAGGGACGTTTACTGCGACTCTAACAGGCAGCACTACTGCTCCTACAACTTCTGTTACAGCTACGGCTTATTACACAAAAATCGGTAATCTAGTGACTCTTAATGTTAATTTTAACAACAAGGACGTTACTGGTGTTTCAGGTAATATAACTGTAACTGGCTTTCCTTTTACTGCATCCGACACTTATCAAGGCTCTGGCTGGTGCAGCAGAGTCTCTTCAGCAACTGATTCGGTAAGATCATATATAAGCACATCTGGTTCAATTATTTTGATTGATTCTTTCGGCAATGCTGTTACGTGGGCAACCGCAGGTACAGGTACATACGCTGGCATAACAATCACATGTAGGGTTTCATAATTATCTCAAGTGGATTCTTGAGACGGACAGTCCAACAAAAGGAGAAAAAATATGGCTTTATCAGAAGCAACAATGAACGACAAGATTGAAGTCGTTAGTCAAGGCTCTTGGTCTTGTGTACAAGTAAGAACCGCAACAGTAATCAGTCGTGATGGCGAAGAGATCTCACGGTCTTTCCATCGTCACGTAGTCATGCCAGATGCTGACTTAGCTCAAGAAGACTCTGACGTATCAGCGATCTGCACAACTGTTTTTACACAAGCCTGTAAAGACGCTTACGCAGCACACGTAGCATCACAAGGAGTCTAATGATGGACCTTTGGACAATCGTAAACATCTTCACCGCTGTTGTTACGCTGGCTTCTGCGGTTGCAGCAGTCACGCCTACGACTAAGGATGACGAGTTCATCGCTAAGTACCTCAAGCCAGTCATTGACGCGCTTGCGTTGAATGTCGGGAACGCTAAGAAGTGACCGACGAAGAACGCAACCTAGCTCTGGACGCCCTTGAGCGCATTGCACAACACGAGAAGGAGTGTGGTGAGCGTTGGGCTGAAGCAGTAGTAGAACTCCGTGAGCTACGCAAAGTCACGGACTCTCATGCTGCTCGCTGGGAAAAGCTTGCGTGGCTTGTTGTAGGAACTGTGTTGACTACAGCTTCTGCTGCTATGGTTAGTATCTTATGGTAGAATTAAGTGACAACACGGACCTTACGATACCGCTCAGGAATCTCGTGAGTATTGTCTTGGGTGTAGCAGTTGTTACAGCAGGGTACGCTGACTTAAACTCGCGCATCACCACGTTGGAACACGGGCAGTCCATACAGGACATGACGATACGTGAGAATGCTGCGTTTGTCCGTGAATGGCCACTTGGTTTGCGTGGGGCTTTACCAGATGATCTGATACAGAACGCTAAGATCATGGCTCTGGAAGACCGACAGGAAGAACTACAGCGTCTACAGGAACGCATGAACGAGCTTCAGATTGACATTAACAGAGTCTCCGGTATCAATGAGACACATGACGAAAAACTAGAGACTTTATTTGACATCTGGAATACTCAGATTGTGGGCAAATAATGGAATACATAGAGTTAATCTCTGCTATCTGGCCCATCTTTCTTGGCTTCATTGTACTAGTGTTGTCAATAGGTAAGCTGATGTCCCGTATGGACGTAGTAGAAGAGAAGATAAAGACGCTGTTTGAACTCTGGAACAGAGACAAATGATAGATAAGCTCATAGGACCAGTCACAGGACTTCTGGATAAGTTCATAGAGGACAAGGATCAAAAGAACGCCTTGGCCCATGAGATCGCCACTATGTCCGAAAGACACGCTCAGGAGCTTGCTAAGGGACAGCTAGAGGTCAACAAGGCTGAAGCTCAGCATAAGTCCCTGTTTGTCTCTGGTTGGCGCCCTGCAGTCGGCTGGTGTTGTGTCTTTGGCATGATGGGAAACTTCATGGTAATACCATTTACCAACTTTGTACTTGCGTTGCTAAAGATTGAAGTAGTAGTACCACTGATTGACACAGCTACTATGATGCCCGTGTTGATGGGGATGCTTGGGTTAGGCGCTATGCGGACTTATGAGAAGCGTACAGGAGTGTCTAAGTAATGTCTAAAAAGTCTGCTCCAATGTTGACTGGCAAAAAGACGAGTGCTCCTGCTATCTCAGGTAGCAAGATGATGGCTCCCGGTGCGACTACTGGTGGCTACTCTCCGTATAGAGGTCCAGTTCCTGACAAAAGACCACGGCTGGGTTGGTGGGACGTAGCTGATCCTGCTGCTTACTTTGGCATCAAAGGCGAGCGTACTGAAGAGCAGAAAGAAAGAGTCAGACAATTTAGACAAGACTGGGGTGATCCTAAAGGTGGTGCTGTACTCAACGGTTTTATCAATGGTGAGTACACAGCACAACAGGTAGATCAATACTTCGGCTCTACTAATTTCAACGCAATGATTGAGTCCGACGCTTATCAAGGGACAATCGGAGCGTATGAAGGTGACTTTGGTGCTTTCCTTCAACGAGAGTGGAACAACTTAGGCAGCTGGCTAGGAGACAACACGTCTCTTGACATGGAGCTAGGTGTACTTACTACGGCTCCTACTCAGGGTTTAGGCGGTCCAACTGGCGCAGAACGAGGAGCAACACTAAACACACAGAGGCTTGCACAATCAGAATACATGCAGGCCATTCAAGCAGCTGCTAAAGAATCTAATGTACCACTAACTGTTGACTCTCCCGATGGCGCAGTGTATGAACTAAACGTAGGTCAGTTTGGTGACGTGGGTTTAGGCGAATACAAGCAAGTAAAAGAGCCTTATGACGGTATTGACATTGCTGGTCAGATTTTAGGCAATGCAATTAAAAACGTCCTTCAAGCAGTTGTTTTAGGAGAAGTGTTTGGTGCTTTAAGTGGTTTAGCAGGAGCAGAAACAACAACATCTTTTGTGGACTCAGCAAACAACGCAATGTCTTTTGCAGACAATGCTCAAACAGCAAATGAAACATTAAGTATTTTAGACACTATACAAAATGTTTATGGAACCTATCAAAATATACAAGAAATTGAAGGTGTTGTAGAAGAGCTACAAGAATTTAGAGACATTATTCGTCCCGGTAGTACAGTACCAGACGATGTAACAATTGAACAAGTTTCTGAAATTTTAGAAGAAGAACCAAAACAAGCTGATGAAGTTGAACTTCCAGCACAGACAACAATAGAAGAAGCAGAAGAAGAAGAACCTGTTGTTGAAGAACCAGTTGTAGAAGAAACTGCAGAAGAAGAACCTAGCTTTCAAGAGCAGGTTATAGAGGCTATTGAGGCTGGTGCTGAAGGAGACATAAGCGACCCTAAAGACACAGTTGACCTTGACCTATTTGCTGATACTACTGCTGACGACACGACTACTGGAGACTTGTCAGATGACGTAGACTTTAGTGGCGAAGTTGACGACGGTTTGTTTATTCTTGACGTACTACAAGAAGCTGACTTTAACGCAGGTAACGACGTAGTTCTTCCTGACGGTACTGTTATTAACAACAGAACACACGAGATGACAGGAACTCCCGGTTACGGTGGTGGTATCATAGTAACCGAAAGACCAACACCTGATGAGTCAGGAGGTGGTGGTGCAGGTGGCGGCGGAGGTGCTGCAGACACAACAACTCCTACAACTACTGAAACAACTACAACTGACACAGGAGAAGGCGACACAATTTACGCTGATGAGCCATCTACTGGACCACTTGAGATAGGCGACGGTACTGACGAACTGATAGACCAACTTGAAGAAGCTATCGAAGCTGAAACAGATGATGCAACACGAGAAGATTTAGAAGAAGTTTTAGAAGACTTGAAGGAAACACAAGCTGAAGAACCAGAAGAAGCAGTAGAACAGCCAGAGCCTGACGTGTTTGACCCAGCAGAAACTACTGCTGAAACAACAGAAACAGAAGAAGCAGGCGCTGATGAAGACGATGATGACGGCCTGTTGTTTATTCCGGGTTTGCCTGACGAAAAAGAAGTAGAAGTTCCAGACGACGTTGTTACAACCGAAGTCGAAACAACTGCACCTGATGTTGTTGACACGGTAGACTTAGAAACTCAAGTTCCTGCAGACACTGTGGTTGAAGACACAACAGAAGACCCTGCAGATTTAGGCGACAGTACTGTAGGCGATGGCTCTGGAGATGGTGACGGAGACGGTGGCGTAGGTGACGGAGCAGGTGACGAAGGCGAAGGCGAGGCAGGCACTGGTGAAGCCGGGGCTGGCGAAACTGGGACCGGAGAAGAAGGCACAGGTGACGACGGTACTGGCGAAGGTGAAGGTGGAGACGGAACTGGAGAAGGCGAAGGTGAAGAAGACGCCCCAGCAGTAAAACCCAGAGGTATGATGGCTGCTAGTAGATTTCAACCGTATGCTGGTGGTGGTCTTCCATCTCAGGACATCCCATTTGTTGGCGTACCGTATGAACAAAAAGACTACGTAATAGAGCTTAATAACCTGATAAACAGAAGTTTGTTTGGAGATATGATTTCATGACTTATCTTAATTTAGTCAACAACGTACTCAGGAGGCTTCGTGAGACAGAAGTATCTTCAGTACAAACCACAGCCTACAGTAAGCTCATTGGTGACATCGTTAATGATGCCAAAGATCTCGTGGAGAACTCATGGGACTGGTCTGCACTCAGGACTACGCTTACGATCACTACGACTGCTGACGTGTTCAACTACGCACTCACTGGTAGCCAGAACAGCATCAAGGAGTTGAACGTCCTGAATGACACGTCTAACCTAATTATGCGCTACCAGACAAACAACTGGTTTGACGAGGCGTACTTGATTTCTGAGCCACGCACAGGCGCACCTGAGTACTTCACGTACAACGGTGTGAACACAGCGGGAGACACACTGGTTGACTTGTATCCTAAGCCTGACGGTGTGTACTCACTGCGCTTCAACTGCGCCCTGCGTAACCCCGACTTGAGTGCTGACGATGACACGCTAAAGATACCTGCGATGCCTGTAGTGCACTATGCAGTGGCGCTGGCAGCACGAGAACGTGGCGAGACTGGCGGGACTTCGACTGCAGAGTACTTCCAGATGGCCAACAAGTACCTGTCCGATGCAATTGCACAGGACGCTGGTAGGCACCCTGAAGAAACTATATTTTACACTCCGTAAGGCAGTAGTATGGCACAGGAACTCAAAAGCATAAATCTTGTCGCACCGGGCTTCAAAGGTATCAATACCGAAGACGCTCCGCTGGCACAAGATCCGTCCTTTGCAGAAGTAGCGGACAACGCTGTGATTGACAAGCGTGGACGTGTTGCTGCTCGCAAGGGGCTTGATGTTGTTACCACGACTAAAACAGAGTTAGGATCTGAGAAGATACGTGCGATCAAGGAGTACAGAGACGACGCAGGTAACACTAAGATCTTCTCCACGGGTAACAACAAGATCCTCAGTGGCGAGACAACGCTTGCCGACGAAACTCCCGGCAGTTACACGATTAGTGCTGACGAGTGGAAGATGGTCAACTTTAATGACAACATCTACTTCTTCCAACGCGCACATGAGCCGCTTGTGTACAACAACACGAGTGGGTCAGTAGTCAAGCTTAGCACAGTCGCAAATGCTGCTGGTGTAGCTGCTGCTATGTATGGCAATGAGGTGTTAGCAGCGTATGGACGTTTGTGGACAGCAGATTTTGCAACGGACAAATCCACGGTGTACTGGTCTGACCTGTTGATTGGTCATGACTGGTCAGGAGGAACGTCAGGGTCTATTAATATTTCTAAGGTCTGGCCAGATGGTCATGACGAGATTGTAGCTCTGGCTGCACACAACAACCTCCTGATCATCTTTGGCAAGCGCAGTATAGTAGTCTATGGTGGTGCTGATGCACCCGCTACGATGGCTCTACAGGACACTGTGGCTGGCGTAGGATGCGTAGGTAGGGACACTGTGCAGTACACAGGTACTGACGTTTTGTTCCTGTCCCAGACTGGACTCAGGAGTTTCGGCAGGACAATACAAGAGAAGTCAATGCCCATCACCAGCTTGTCCTCTACGATTACAAAGGACATCATTCAGCTGATCAACGAAGCTAATGAAATCTACAAGTCGGTGTACTTTCCAGAGGAGAACTTCTACTTAATCACCTTTAGCAATCAGGACATGACGTACTGCTTCGACACAAAAGGTACACTGGAGAATGGTGCGTACAGGGTTACACGCTGGCCGGGAACTGGGTTTACTGCGTATGAGCGCAAGGACAACGGAACGCTACTCATAGGTGGCGCACATGGCTTAGGTAATTACTCAGGTTATCAGGACAACGGCAATAAATATTCATTTAAGTACTTTAGTCCAGAATTGTCTTTTGGTGATCCTTCAAAAATTAAGTTTTTAAAGAAGATCAGACCAACGATTGTAGGTGGAAGTGGTCTTAAAATATTGTTTAAATGGGACTACGACTTTGGTGCTGCTTACAACGCAGCGTTTATTACACTAAGAGATCAAGCTAAGGCAGAGTTTGGCTATAAAGAGACAGCAGAAGGTGTACCATCAGTTAATGAATACGAAATAGCTCAATTTTCTGACGGAATTTTAACTTCCAGAGAGGCTATCAATACTAATGGAAGTGGCAGTACTTTAAGCATTGGATTAGAAACAGATATCAACGGTAATGAACTTTCTTTACAGGACATAAACATACTTGCGCTAGTAGGTAAAACAATATGAGCAACTACACTAAATTAACTGATTTTGCTGGTAAAGACGCGTTGTCTGCTGGAGATACAAACAAAATCGTAAGAGGAACTGAGTTTGAAACTGAGTTTGTCAATATTGGAACAGCGATTGCAACCAAAGCAGACCTAGCAAGCCCAACATTTACTGGGACTGTGACGATACCTGCGTTGACATTTACTGGTAGCTTGTCAACAGGGGAGATTCAAGGAGGGACGTACTAATGTCTACTATTACAGACATTTTAGAAGCTATTGGTGGAAAAGATAAGGCTGCACAAACAGCTGCTGCTCTAGGCTTAGGGACAGCTGGTTTAGCACTAGCTGAAAGGGGGTACAGCGACGTAGGTAATATCGGTGAACGCGCCTTTGGTGAGTTTACTGGCCCAGACGGTCTTGCTCAAGAACTCAGCGGTATGCTTGAGTTTCAGCCCTACACCGTAACGTCAGCCACTGGTGGTCAGTTTGGCATGACACAAGACCCAGCTACGGGTCAGATGCGGTATGACTTACAGCTGTCTCCCGAAGAGCAAGCATACCAGCAAGGGTTATTAACCAGTGCAACACAACTGGCTCAACAAGCAGGCGCTCCGTATGATCCTAGATACGAGCAATTGGCTAATCAAGCTTATGGTGGTGTAGGTTCTCTGCTGACACAAGCACAACAAGCTGCTGAAGCTGCTGGTGCTATGGACAGAGCAGCTAGAGAAGAGCAAGTCTATGGTCAGCTCAGGGCTTTACAGACTCCTGAAGAAGAACGTCAGCGTTTAGCTTTAGAACAAAGACTAGCAGCACAGGGACGAACAGGTGTCCGTACAGCGCAGTTCGGTGGAACGCCAGAACAACTTGCGAGAGCTAAAGCTGAAGCAGAAGCTCAAAACCAAGCTGCTTTAATGGCTATGCAGCAGTCAGGTGCAGAAGAACAGATGGCTCTTCAGAGAGCCGCTAACTTACAAGGGCTTGCTTCAGGTATGTTTGGTATGGGAACTCAATCTCGTATGACTCCCAGACAGCTGCAAGCTGCAGACTTACGTAATATGACTGGAATGATGGCTGCTGGTTACGTACCACAGGCTCAGCTACTGTCAGCACTACAGCCCGGAATGACTGCTGCTGAACGCGCTAGACAAGCACAGGCACAACAGGCACAGACTTACGGTCAGACTTATGCTTCTGGTTTAGAAGCTCTGTTAAGCTCTGGATTAGCACAAGCAAACCTAGCTGGCGGCTTTGGATCTAGTATAGCAACAGCAGCACTTGGCGGCTTATTTAGCTAAAGGAGAACACAATGGCTACATTTTCACAACAGTTCCTAGCAAACTTAGGTCGTCCTGCGATGGGCGAGAGTTTGTTCGGCTTGGGTCGCGCCATTGGTGGACTTCCCGGCCAAGCACAAGACCGTAGAAAGCGAGAGCAGTTTAATCAGCTGATGCAACAAGGGCAGGCTGCTATGGCTTCTGGTGATGCTGCTAAGTTGGCTCAGATTGGACAACAGCTGACTTCTGCTGGATATGCTAGAGAAGGACAGGCGTTGACACAGGCTAGTATTTCTGCTTCAGCAAAACAAAAGGCACAAGCAGAGCAAATGGGTCAGCAAAGAACTTCTGCTCAGATGCTTATGACAGAGCTACAGGACTACGCAAACAACCCACAGCTTCCTCAGCCTGTGCGACAACAAGCTGGTAATTTACTTAGGGCAGCAGCACAAGCAGGAGACAGAGCTACACTACTGGAGCCTCGTGTGGCGCAGCTAAGAAAAACAGTAGGTCAAACACCTGATCCTATTACCATGACTCCGGGTGCGGTTTTGCTAGACCCTGTTACAAGAGAGCCAATATATCAGACTCCGTTTAAACCTGAAAAACAGGCGGCACCAAAAGTTGAGATTATTAAACCAAGCAAAGAAGACCCTAACTTCAGAATATTTAACGAAAGAGGTGAGTTAGTTAATACTATTCCTGTTAAGCAAGAAGGAAAAACTCTAGAACAGATAGAACTGGATAATAACAGGGTTTCTCAGATAGTAAGAATTAAAGCCGATGTTGAAGAGTTGATGAATAAAGACGGTAAATACTCTGGCTGGTCTGCTTCTGGAGTTACGGGACAAATTTTAGGTAACTGGTGGGGAGGATCTAAAGCTTATGATAGAAATGCTGTTATTAGATCACTCAAAGCGAGTTTAGGTCTAGACACTATCAAAGACATGAAAGAATCTTCTAAGACAGGGGCAACAGGATTAGGACCGATTTCTAACGTAGAACTTGATGCTTTGCAATCAGAAGTGGCTTCGCTTAGTATCGGAATGTCAGAAGTAGCTCAATTAGACTCTCTGCAAAAGATACTCGACCATCTCGACAGGATTCAACAAGTAGCATCCGGTGTAGTTCCCATAGATGCTATTGATTGGAACAGTCCTGAGTATCAAGCAGCAGGATATGGTAAGGATAAGCAGACTGGAACAATTATGTACACTCCACAAGGAAAGACAGGGCCTGTATATAAGCTTGAAAACGGTGTGTTTAAAAAGACGGACATTTAAAGATGGATACTGATAGAGAAGTTTTTGAAAGGATTTATGGTCCTAGAACGACACCGGACCAGCCCGAACAGTCAGACGACGATGCCGCTATTCTTGCGAGAATCCTAGAACAAAGACAAGTAACTCTAGACAATGCCCTTATTCCAGAGAAGCCTTCAGCTTTTGACCGAATCTTGGCCCAGCCGGGACAGAGGTTTATAGAGCGTGGCGCTGCTATAGGTGGACGCATAGGTGAGTCTGTAGAGAAGATGACTACGGTTCCGTCTCTTGAAGATACCTATGCTAACATGGGAGTACAGAAAGGGACCAACTTACCTTCTGTGCTCTTGCAAACAATCGGAAATCCTGTGTCGCTTGGTTTTGATGTCTTGGCTAATACGATTGTAGTCGGTGCAGAAGGAGCTTTAGGTTTAGTCCCTGACGCAGCTAAAGAAGGAACCATGGAGTTTCTGAATCAAGCACTGCAAACAGAAGCAGGACAACTGGCTATGAAAGCTCTAGGAGAAGGAGCAGAAGCTTGGGAAGAGTACTCCGAAAAGTACCCCAATGTGGCGGCTAACTGGCAAGCCTTCTTTGAAATACAACTGGGTTTACCTAAAAACATTTTGCTGGACTATTCTCCTGATTTACGTCCCATCAGAGTGACGGACATCGGTTCAAGAAAAGTCACGCAGCCGTTGGCAGGTATTGACAAAGATGTCTATAATATAGCCTACTCGTTTCCTCAGAAAACTATAGAGCAGGCTAAACTAACTACAGATCCTAGAGGACCGCTTAGATTACAACAACAGTTGGCCAGCCCAGAGCAGCTTGCTGTTATAGACGAACTAAAAACAGCAGGAGTTAGAGGCAACTTAACTCTGCAGGAAAACCTAAACAAAACACAAGGATATTTAGGCAAGCTTGACAGAGCTATTTTAGGAATGTCTAGGAGAAGAAAAAGACAAATTATAGATGTTAGCACTTTTAGAGAATATCTTAGACAAGAGTTTCAAAAACAACTGGCTGATAAACCCAGTCTAATGAATAATAAACCAGCTGTTGAAAAACTACAGGGCGGATTGGATGATTTTTTAGCCATTTTGGACAAGGAGGGAAACACAGCAGAGGGCTTCTTAAACGCTCGTCGTATATTTGACTCCCAACAAATAGACAGAGGCGTTAAATTACAAGAAAGCGGGTCAAGCGCATCTACGCTAATAGCGCATGCAGTACGCAGAGCAGGTAACAGATCTTTGTTTGATGTTGTGCCTGAAGCTGAAGACATCTTTGCGAGACAGTCTAGAATTTTGGACGTACAGGACAACATAGCACAGAAGGCTGCTAAAGAGGCGCAGGGAGCTGTAGGACGCTACGTTCAAGAGTTGGGCTTAGATAAGTACGTAGGTGAAACTATATCAAGCCAGTTACTTAATATCGCAGCTACGTTGGGTTTAGGTGTTGGAATGGCTCCTATTGTCATTGTTAGAAGAGCAATGAAATCAGAGACACCTGCTAACATACGTGCTAAAGTGTCTTATGCTCTCAACGATATTTTTAAAGAAATAGAGAAAGGCTTGGCTAGGACAAAAGATCCTGTGACTAAGAAATCTCTTTTAGCCCAGAGAGCAATCGTGTACTCTGCATTTAGAGCAGCGGGTGAGCAGATCATTGCTGAAGCCGAACAAGAGCAGGAAGACAAGTAATGCCTAGATTATCTCAAAACCTTTATCCTGATTTTCGTACAGATGGTGGTGGAACTGTACCTGCCGTTGAAAGACAGCGTGAAGAAGGGCAGATGTATGAGCTAGGAGAAATCACTGCGCCTGAGTTTTACTTAAGATCATTAGGTAATGTATCGGACGCCACATTAGGCACTATCGCAGAAAAAACTGTTGGACCTGCGATGGAGGCAGCAGGTAGTCTCTTTCCTCCTTTGGGGATCATTGCAGAACCTGTGACACGGCCTATTGCAGCCACAGCCGAACAGTACCCACGTATGGCTAGGAACGTCGGCGCGGGTCTTTCTGCTGCTGACTTGGGTTTGTTTGGCTTAGGATCAGCCATGAGGCAAGTAGGGTCCAACATTGTAGACCAGAGAACAGGAAGGCTCTCTGGACGAGGCATGGAGTTAGCTTCGTTAGACAACTACATAGATAATTTTTATGGGATATATGAACCAAGCGCCACAAACCCTAAACAAGCAGGAGCCTTTGGGGGTTTAACGGACAGGGAAAAGCGTCTTGAAACATCGATGTATGACGCTAATTCACGTTTTAACAGTTTTTTAGATTTCGCTGAAAACGGAATGCTGGTTCCTGATTCGTTGCGAAAAAAGGTTAGACAGTTCCGCAAAAGAATTGGTCAAGATACACTAAAAACAAAAGATTTTGAATCATCAAAAGAATCAAGAGCAATGGTTGCAAAACTAAGCACTGTTGCTAATTTTGCACAAGAAGGTTTTAAAAGGACTGTTAAGGACTTGTTTAGCCCTGAATCTCGTGCTTTATTCAGAGAGCAGGGTCTATCCGAAACCGGAAGACGTATTATTGAAGCACACATGATTGGCTCTAAATTTGCAGATAGTCCCGAAGGTAAAAAGATTTTACAAGAGATAGCAAAGAAACAACAAGAATATAGAGCATTAGACAAACCCGGAGGCAGACGTACAGAAAGACATTTAGAGCTTGATGAAGAAATACGACAATTAGGTTCTCAATTGCCCGATAGAGGTATTCCAAAAGCCGTGGCAGAAGCCATCTACCAGATGCACATTGGTTCACAGGCAGGTAGGCGTGGTGGTTTAAACGAAGGGCTTGCACAGATTGCTTTAGAGTCCTTTGTTGAACCTTATAACGCCTACCAAAGAGGTACTTTATCTTCTTGGTTCCTTAAAAACAACCAAGCGTCCAGCGACAGATACGATGTCTCCTTTTCTGAAAACGTATCTAGTAAACTAGAGCAAAACATCCTTAACGCACATAGAGACGCGCTGGGTGAGGCAGGTGTTCCTGCTCTGGTTGTGATGAAAAGAGCAGCAAAAGGACAAACATCTGGTAATCATTTCTTCGATTTAACAAGTACTAGAAAAGAAGGTTCTCCTGCATACAAAATCAACAACGCTTTTAAAGCCTTAGAAGGCACTGAAATAACTCAAGGGACTCTGCTTGACGAACTAAGAAGACAAAACCTGACTATAACAGGCAGAGACGAAAGCGGTAAGGTCTTCTTTTCCGGTAACACTACGGGGTCTGCTATTGTTGAAGGCGGTATTCATGTGTCTGGTTACGTAAAACCTGACGGCACAACCGCGCTGATTATGTCGGACGTTCACGACTTCTTTGAAAACATCAAACCAGTTAAAGCCGCGACAGATCGTATCATACCTAACTCTCTGATCGCAGTTACTCCTCCTATCTTCAAGAACTTTAGAGATCCCGAAGCTGGCATCTCAAACAAAGCGCCTGTTGAAAAAGACTCGCAGGCTGTTGACGTAGACGCTGCTCTAGAAAAGATAGCTACTGCTAAACCGACTAGAGAAACAGTAGCTGCAGAGCGTATGCAGGATCGTGGTGGGATGTTGATAGGCGCCGGCTTGACTTCAGCGGCTGCTAAAGACGAAGAAGAACAATAGGGGCCAATTAAGGCCCCTTTAGTTTCACACTTCACACACCCCGGAGACACACGCTAACTGCTGTGCACCTTCGGTCATGTCACTAGCCTCCACGATGTCCCACTCAATGTTGTCTGGGAACTCCTTAGCAAGCGTCTTGTAAGTCTCAAGATCCACAGGCTCATAGGGCGCTTGTTGGTACGTGTGTTCTGAGTAAGGTAGAAAGCTAATGCCACTCACCTTGTCGAACTTGTTGTACAGCCATTGTCCCACCTCAAGGAACTCAT